CCGGGAGTACGTGAGAAAGGCACAAAGAATAAAGTTGGTCTCCGTGAGGCCTTTGCCGATCGAGAAAAGCGCGGATATTCCTGGAACAATCTCATGCTTCAGCGTTGGACCGACCACCACGGAGAAGAACATCGAGTGCTAGACGATTACGAGCGCAATCGCACTCTGATTGATCTCACTGCACAACCCATTGAGATCAAGCATGTGGTGGATACTGCAATCCGCGAACAGATCAGCCACAAAGACGTGGGACAGGTGGGCACACACTTCTTGAAGTTTTGTGGCAAGTACGAACTGACCAAGCTCAGTGAATCAGCAGACAGCATTGGACGCTGGTTGAACAGGACATATACAGGAGCATTAAATTGATATTAGCCATGCCAGTGATAGCCGACCGCTATTGGATACTTAAAAAAGACAACCGCAAGGTTGGGCAGATAGAAGCACAGGATGATGGGTATACGGTAAAGATCAGCAATACCGTAACAAAATACAAGACCATCAAGATGTTGGATCGAGATATCGAATTTGTTCCAGCAGTAGAATCTACCCCCAATCCAGAGAATCAAGTTTACGGATATGACACCGGTCAACGTGTGTTCAACCCCATGTGGGACATACAACAGCGACTGCCATTGTTCACACAAGAAGAAAATAGCAAATCCTGGTTTGCTGCCGGATGGTACTATGTGAAGAAACATCGTGTGTGGAAGATGACACAAAATCCCAAACTGATTACCTTGCAACGATATTCGTATCAAGGTCCATACCACACCAAAGAAGAAGCAGTAACAAAAGGAAAACCATGATCAACCCATTCAAAGACCAAGAGAAGTTCATGCAGGCCTGTGATCAAAGTGTCACCGGTGATCAAGCACAATTTGACATGTATATTGGATTGATCGCAGAAGAGTTCCAGGAACTGCAAGACGCCGATACTGATGTAGATACATTAGATGCGTTAATTGATATCTTGGTTGTCACAATCGGTGCTATCCATAGTATGGGTGCCGATGGCGAAGGTGCCTGGATCGAAGTCATGCGCAGCAACTTTGCCAAGATCGATTATGACACTGGCAAGGTGCGAAAACGTGAAGATGGTAAAGTGCTCAAACCCGAAGGTTGGACACCGCCTGAGCTAGAACAATTTTTGAGAAAAGTATGAGCCTGCACATCAATCGTTTTGTAGACAGTATCAAGGCTCACGAATCACGCAATCAACGTGATTTCACCATGAGCATGCGGGATGCCAAGGATCTGCATTCGGACATAACCAAATTGTTGTTGACATTAGAAGCCATGCGAGCGCCAGCCGGGCCGGCCCAAGAACAGGTGATAACGGTGGAACTGGGTGGCGGCTCATTTAAATCTACATAGATAATGGCATAAATAATATCATGAGCAGACCGCGTCCTCAGGTGTTGATCGAACACACCAATAAAGTCACTTACAAAACCGAACAAGTTTTAGCAAGTGAAGGAGTGTGGGCTGTGTTTTATGATAGCAAACCTATCAATCTCAAGACCAGTCACATGCTCACACAATACCCAGGACCCAAGTACAAAAAGGTATCGTTCAGCAACCCCGGGCATGCTAAAAATCTAGCTCGCAAGCTGAACACTCAATTCAAGACTGATAAATTCACAGTGGTCTTGCTCACTCAGGGGTCTCAAGTTTACCCCGATGTTAAATAAACTCTATTACACTCAGCAACTGCTGAAACTATTGCCCGATGATCACGGGCTGTCAGATGAGTCAGCCATGCGGTCATGGTGGCAGGATTTCCGTCCTGATTCAGGATTGAGATTGAGCCCGGAAGGCAATTACATCATGGAACAGTTGAAGATCGAACATTGGGCATTTGAACTTCCGGTACCGTATATGAATAACAGACAGATTTTGCCCGGACCAGCAGAGTTATTATTGCTGAACAAAAAACTCACCTGCCCGTACTTTCTCAAAATAACCAAGACTCCAACTTTGGTGTTTTACGGCAGCAAAGAAGCAACTATGTTTGCCATGTACGGGGATGTAAAAAAGTTCCTAAGATACCTGAAAAATACCTGAAAATCCCAACTTTTGTTGCAAAAAAACAACAGTAAATTCGGTTGACCAATAATGCCCGAAATGCTATAATACAGCATGAACAGAAAAAAGCGCTCAGATCGTACGCATATCATCTACATGCTGGAGTCCGGTGATGACTTCTATATCGGAGTTACTGCCAAGACTGAAAGCACTCCGCTCAAAAGCATGAAGGTGCGTTTCAACAAGCATGTGTATCGTTCGCGTAGCGAGAACAAATCTTGGTTGTTGTACGAAGCCATGCGAGATCGCGGTGCTGAGTCATTCTCTGCCAAGATCTTGGCTGTGATCCGCGGCAAGTCAGAAGCTCATGCTGCTGAGCGTGACATGATCCGCGAGTATCAGCCCAACCTCAATACCGACGTGCGCGGTTGCTAATCTGGCACAATGCCAGGTTGGCACTAAATAGTTTTCCTGTTACAATGTAACATTGGGACCTTAGCTCATTTGGTTAGAGCAGCAGACTCATAATCTGTTGGTGGAGTGTTCGAATCACTCAGGTCCTACCAAACAACTGGCGTTAGTATAATGGATAATACAGGGGATTTCTACTCCCTAGATAGCAGTTCGATTCTGTTACGCCGGACCAGATCCTATGAAAAGCAACAATCTTGATCACAACTTAGAAAAGGACATCCTGGCGTGTGCATGGATGTTGAAAAAGGTCGTAGATAGCGAGACCTACGCACAGAATCTCTATGCGGCCATGTGCAACAATGTGTTCCAGCGAAACGAAGTATGGCCTCGGCTGCGGGATGAATACTGGTCATGCTCCTGGCGAGCAGCTGGCGGAATCGTGGCCGACTTGAGAGGCCAAGGTGATTACATGGATTGGTATTGCTCGGGTATCATAGGAGTGGGCGAGACTGATAGTTATATGGACTATGTGAGTGAAAGCACGATTACAGATGAAATCCGTCAAGATCTTTTTGCCATTGGCTGGACGGTAGAGCCGTATCCTGAAGATAAGTAAAATATGATAGTTAAATTCGCAAACAAAATAGGGCAAGCACATGGACGGTTCTTCATGTGGTTGGGACGCAAAGCCGAAACCAACCCGTGGTGGGCTGTGGCATTGACCGTGTGGGCCGTGTATGAAATTGGTGAGCATATTGCAGGACCAGTTATGGCTGTGATGTATGCTACAGGACATCTAAGTTTTATTTGATGAATGTAGAAAAAGAAACCATCTATCATTTCACTTGTACTGAATGCAAGGGGTGGTTCAGTATCGCCACAATGGAAGCGTGGCAACCACGCAAGTTGTATTGCCCACATTGTGGTAAATTATCCGAGGAGATGGTATGTTTATAGGATTGATGGGTGTTGACAACGATGGTAAAACCATGTATACTCCGAATGGTAATAAGATATTTTTCACACTGCCATGGGGACTAGCGTGGCAGGTGCAACGGATACAACATTGGATCGCTAAGAAAACTTGGCGATAAATAGTACACTATTATTTATACCAAAATGATTGTGTTTACATATTGTTCTGTTATAATAAATACTTGATTGCTGTAGAGACCGTGAGGGAAGAAGCAAAGAGAAAAGTGTTCTGGACGGGGGTGCGAATCCCCCCAGGTCCACCATAAGCATACTCACTCGGATAGGTGTACGCACTTATCTTTATCAGTTTCGATCTGTAGGAGTATGCTTCTGACGGGCCTGCATAGTTTCGACAGGGCAAAGAGTAACAGAGTGGACAGCTCGGGAAAGCAGAACCCGTAGGGTTGGGGAGACTCGGCCGTAGAAGCAAAACCTTTAAATGCAAACGCATCTAACGATGAGATCTTCGCTCTAGCAGCATGATCTCCGAGGTAGGACTTACCTTGTCATCAAAACAACCAAAGCCCACTTCGGTGGGCTTTCTCTTGACTATTTTTTTCCACTGCTGTATAATTGTGACATAAATAATTTTAGCAACGCCGGCAGGGGCCGACGTCGGACTCAACTTGACGCCTGGGGTAGTCGAACCCTTTTACCATGGTGATACTCATGGAACGCCATCCGTAATGCGGAACTCTTCCGCAGCTAAAATTTTTATACTTTTAGGAAAATTTTAATGAAATCAATTGTAATCATTGCGGCCGCCGCATTATCAATTTTGCCTGCTGCAAGTTTTGCTCAGCAAAGTCTCACAATAGCAGGGCCCGGGGGTAGTTATACCATTGGGCAAACACAATCACAGTTCAAGCCATTTGAATCCAAGACTGGTATCAAAGTCACTACTGAAGATTTTGATGGATCTCTAGGAGCCATGGCTGCACAGGTCCGATCAGGCAATGTAAAATGGGACCTTGCTGTGATCGACAAACCCGAAGCAATCAAAGGTTGCGAAGAAGGTGTGTTTGAAAAAATCGACGCTGGCAAGTTACCAGCAGGCGATGACGGCACAGCCGCTGCAAAAGACTTCTTCCCAGGTGCTGTGTTACCATGTGCCGTGGGCAACAGTACCTATACCAACGCAATAGCATATGATGCTGCTAAATTTGGAGCCAATGGGCCCAAAACCATGGATGACTTTTTTGACACTAAAAAGTTTCCAGGCAAGCGTGGTCTCCGCAAGGATCCAGTGGCAGCCATGGAGTGGGCACTGATAGCCGACGGTGTGCCCATGGCCGATGTTTACAAAGTGTTGGCAACACCGGCCGGAGTGGATCGCGCTTTCCGTAAGCTAGATACCATCAAGAAAGATGTTGTGTGGTGGGAAGCAGGTGCAGTAATGGTACAACGATTGGCCGCTGGAGAAGTGGTCATGACTCATGCCTGGCATGGTCGTATCGTGAGTGCTAACCTCAAAGAGAACAAAAACTTTGCCATCATATGGGATGCACAACTGATGGCTACTGACTATTTTGTAGTGCTTCAAGGTAGCAAAAACTCTGCTGCGGCCAATGAACTTATACGATTTGCCACCGGCACCAAGCCCTTGACTGATCTGACCAATCATATCCCTTATTCACCAAGCCGTCGATCAGCTCTTGCACGGGTACCGGACAGCAATCCCAACAAAGCCTATTTGCCGGCTGCTGCTCATCCTGGCCGATCAATGACAGTGGATGCTGTCTTCTGGATGGAACATGGTGACGACCTGTCCAAACGATTCCAGGCTTGGTTAGCCAAGTAATATAGATAAGTCCACTTCGGTGGGCTTTCTCTTGACTTTTTATTTGATATATACTACAATACACCTATGGGAACTCAATCAGATTACTTTAACGAAAAAGGTTACAAGCCAAAATACTGGATCGGCGATCGTGTGTTTGGCCATTGGAACAATATTCCTTTTGTGGGCACAGTGGGCAATGACACTGTGATCAACGAAGCCAACGGACCACAGATATCCATCCATCTTGATCTGCCCATCCGATTCAGAGACAAGACTCACAACATCATCATAGTCAAGCACCGAGATGTCAAGAAGCTGGTTGAAATGACCTAATGTCGTAATAGAAAATTTCAATTGAAAAACTGCAATTTATAGTAGACAACTATAGTAAATATCTGTACAATGATATTTCTATAGAAAGGACCTTATGTCAATCACAATCAAAAACTTAGAAAGCGCACTGGCCGGAGAAAGCCAAGCACACATCAAGTATCGCTACTTCGCAAGGATCGCTAGAGCCGAAGGCCACGAAGACATCGCTCAGCACTTTGAACACACCGCAGACCAAGAACTTCTGCATGCCTGGAGCCACTTGGAACTGCTGATCGGAAAGCCCTCAACTCGCGAATGCTTACAAAAAGCCATTGAGGGAGAGACCTATGAATTCGAGACCATGTATCCTGAATTCCGTAGAGCAGCCGAGCACGAAGGCAATGCCCGTGCCATGATCGAAGCTGACCATCAGATTGCCGAGAGCCAAGAACATGCACACCAGTTTAAGTCTGTGCTAGCTCGTGCAGAGAAGAAGTTTGCAGCATTGGCTCGTATTGAGCAACGCCATGCAGCAGCATATCAATCAAAATTGGAGACACTATAATGGAACATGTTTGTTTAGTATGTGGGCACATCCACGATGAAGAGACCGAAGGCGCGTGGGACTCGTTGCCTGACACCTTTACCTGCCCAGAATGTGGATGTGGTCGGGAAGATTACGAACCAGTAATTATTTGATGAAATTTGCCGAAAACTATTGCTTTTTTGTCAATAGGCATATATAATACACTTATGATAACACAACAAGTTCAACTGTCCTTAGAGATATCCTCACTCAATTATTCGAGTGAGGCGCTGGATTATGACCTCAGCGGGCTTGGTGATATTTGATACTATACAAATGTCACAAAAGACCCGCCAAGTAGGCGGGTTTTTTTTTGGTGGTTGCTCAGAAATCCCACTTCTGCTATAATACACTCAAGCAAGGGATACAGCAAGTTTAGTAAAGACCCTACAGCATACAGGGTTTCTACTAAACCGGTTGACCAGTAAAGCACAAAGTGCTATACTAGCGGCTAGTTAGGAATTGTTCATTGTAGCAATTTGATAGTTCTTTAACAATTGATGGTCAATATGCTCGGTTCGTCTATCGGTTAGGACGCTGCCCTTTCAAGGCGGAAAGACGAGTTCGATTCTCGTACCGAGTACCATATAAAAACACATTGTCCTAGGCTGTGACCTAGTCCATCAGAAGTCCTTGGAGACAGAAGCAATGTGTTTCTATATGGTCCATAGTGAAGCACATTAGAACACGCCCCTAGTAGCAGTAGCGAATCAAGGGTGTAATGTTGAGTGTGCTTCACTATGGTAATGTTTAGGGTTACTCCAGAACGCAACGCAGGACGCATTAACTAGATCCAAAGGATCAGCCCTATTGGGGGTGTGCATGTCAAAACGCAGAGCAGGGAGCATTAAATCAGTCTGTGACTGAGCCCATTTATCCCGTTACTACTTTCGATAAAGTAGCGTTTGATTAGCGAGAGAGATCCGGTGGCAGAAGACCGTTAGCGGAGCAATCCTGAATCTGATAGGCAGTTATCTTTCTGCACACAGATACCAGATAAAAAAGATGGACAGAGTAACCGCTCAATCAAGGGCTGGTGTGGAAACCAGTAGCTTGTCCTTATTTGGTCTCAAAGTGTTCATGGACGCACATATGCCTGTCACGCATAAAGAAGGGGATCGTTACCCCTTGGGACCGCCAAACAAAATCGGCTACATGACTGAGTAGCAATGGAACTCGTAACCATTACGTTTTTTGCGCTGGATTGACATTGCGAGTTGGATTTGAAGCCAAACGCAGACAGGTTTGATTCCTGTCAGGTGCACCAAGTTTTGAGAGTGTCAGCAAGAGAAAGTCACGCTGTTATAGGCTTCTTCGAAGGGCTTGATGGTGTAAAACAACGGGGGCGCGAATCCCCAGCAGCAATATAAGTGGACGTTGTGACAAGTATCCCAAGTGACGTACCGAGACCTTGCCGGCCTTGTATAATAAGGTGAATGGTTCCGATAATATGGGCGGAACTACTCTCAAATTCATTTTTTCGCAGCAGCATATATGAACACATTCACGGCAAACAGGATACCTGGCAACTGGACGCAGGGGCTATCCCAAAGATGTAGGGCACTACCGCCGTAAAGTCAGGAAACGAATGTGTTTTTATATGCCTCGGTGACTTATGCAAATTGGCACAGCTACTGGTCTTAGAAGCCAGGTTTTTGCGGGTTCGAGTCCCGCCTGAGGCACCAGAATAAAACTTTCTGGCAGTGATGGAGTATTATAAATATTTTCATGAAAAAATTGCTCACCAACTTTCGTGTAGAATCTAAAATCAATCAGACATATCCAGTACTTGGATATGATTGTGTTGAAGAAGCAAAGAATAAAAAACACTGGTTAAATTACAAAAAAAATGTAACATACAAATTCAACAGTCGAGGTTTTAGAGATAACGAATGGCCAGCAGATCTTGACAATGCTATATGGTGTTTCGGTGATAGTTTTACTGTGGGCATGGGTCAACCGTTTGACGAAATATGGCCGCAGTTACTTGAAAAACAAGCAGGTATCAGGACAGTTAATGTTAGCATGAACGGTGCCAGCAACGATTGGATCTCTAGAAAAGTTGTTGATCTAATGACCGCAGTGACTCCCTCGATTATCTTTATCCAGTGGTCATATCTACATCGACGAGAAAATAAAGATTCTACCTTGGGTGACGAAGCAAGAACTTGGCATTGTAATTCTGATGATTTTTACGACTATGAAAATTTCTTTAAGAATGTTGATCAGTTGCCAACCACAACGAAAATTATACACAGTTGGATTCCTAAATATTTTGATTTTCATTATGAAACCGATCTAGACACAAAAATCTACCAAGCCATGAATCAACGACAACTTAAATTTATAACAGATGTCGAACAGTTAGACTATGCTCGTGATGGGCATCATTACGATCTAAGAACAGCACAAAAATATGTTGACCACTATCTGAGCTACTTGTAAGTAGATCATGCCAACAGTGATAGGGCAACAAACACGCGACTGTGGCGAAATAGGTAGACGCCTCAGACTTAAAATCTGATGTCCGCAAGGGCGTACCGGTTCGATTCCGGTCAGTCGTACCACACAAGGAAGATGATGCAGCGGGGATGGTCCTGCGACTGGCCTTGAAAACCAGGTTCTCTTAACAGGGATGGGGTTCGACTCCTCCGTCTTCCGCCAATTTTACCAA